CCCTATCCCCAATCTAATTATTTTCAGCCCTGCCAGCCAATACATTACGCCGACCAATAACGATAGTATATCTGTAGCGCCCCTGGCTAATTTTGTAATTACGATCATGGTTCCAATGCTGGACAATGAAGGAAACCTGCTAGGCATCGAGAACGACATCGTTCGTGTGTTTCAATTATTGAGTGCGTCTAGCATCGTATTCAATGTAGGAAGCGTGAGCGCACCTAGCGTTCTATCTATCGCTTCTGGAGATTTGCTGACCTGCGATATTGCAATCAGCACCCTTACGGAATGGAGCTAATCATGAGTGATTGGACAAAGGAGCAAGCAGCCTTCTTAGTGAAGATTGGTCAGCTCCCACCAGCAACACCAGAAAAACCAGCAACAAAACCCACACCTAAGAAAGATGAGGAATAAACCAAATGGCAGTATATCTAGCTAACAAAGGGATTCTTACTGTTAATGCAGTTGATCTCTCAGCTTTAGTCACAAACATTACTATCAATAGAAGCTTTGATGAGCTTGAGGTCACGACTCTTGGCGATTCAGGACACCGTTATATTAAGGGTCTTGAGGCTTCATCAATTACTATCGATTTCCTAAACGATTCAGATTCATCAAAGACTCTCCAGACTTTGAACTCACAATGGGGCAATAACGTCACCGTTACATTCAAGCAGCAAGATGCAGTCATTTCAGCGGCAAACCCACTTTACACAATGACCTGCCTTATCAATAACACAACACCTGTAAACGGCGCAGTCGCAGACCTTTCAACACAGTCTGTAACTTGGAACGTATCAGGTACAATTGAAGTAGACACCACACCGTAATCTAAGCAAAGGGGCAAAAGATGGCAAAGCTAAAGGTAACAAGGGCAGATGGTTCAGTTAACGAGTATGAGATTACTCCGATAATTGAATATGCCTTCGAGCAATATGCCAAAAAAGGATTCCACCGCGCACTATTAGAGGATCAGAAACAGTCTGATATCTACTGGTTGTGTTGGGAGTCCATCAGAAGGAGTGGCGAAACCGTGCCGCCATTCGGTGAAAAGTTCCTTGAGCTACTCAAGGGAGTCGAGGTCTTAGACTCAGACCCTCTGGGTTGATCGTAACTCCGTTACTTATACCGCCGCAAGGTTGTCGTATGAGTACGGAGTTACGTTCGATTCGATAGTCAATCTAAGCCCACTGGCTTTTAAAGCACACGTACAAGTCTTAAAGGATTTAGCAAAGGAGCGCGAGAATGCCAGCAAAGGTGCAAGGCGCTCTTGAATTCCGTAAAGCTTTAAAAAAGTTTGAGCCAGAGCTTGCTAAAGAAACTCAGCGGGAAATGGCTGGACTGCTTAAAAAGGTTGTAAGCAAAGCTAGAGGATTTGTACCAAGTCAAGCCCCGCTTTCAGGATGGGGCAATAATGTTGGTATCTGGAGCGGAGATAGAACCTTTAACGCTGGAGTCATAAAGCGTGGCATAGGTTATTCAACCACACCATCAAAACCTAACAAGCGTGGCTTTAGAGCTTTAGCGGCAGTGTTCAATAAGAACGCAGCTGGGGCAATCTACGAAACCGCAGGTAGACTTAACCCACAAGGTCAGCCACCTGCTAAAAGAACTGTTGCATTCCGTAATGGTCAGGTTGTACCAGCTTGGCAATCAGGAAATGATATTAACACCTCAGCCAACCCTAACGCTGGTAAGCAGTTTATCGATTCAATGGGTCAGATGTACGTGGCTAAGCGTCAACCTGGTCAGGGTGGTCGCGTAGGTCGCAAGATGAATGGTCGCTTAATCTTCAGAGCTTGGGGCGAAGATCAGGGGCGCACTAATGCAGCCATTATTAAAGCTATTGAAAAATCTATGAGTAAAGCCTTGCAAATAACCAAAGGCACTAACATTAATTTTAGGGGTCGATAATGGCATTTGATACCAACCTAGCCGTCAGAATTGCCACAGTCCTAGACAACACAGGACTCAAGAAGGCAGAGAAGGGCATCAAGAGCCTTGAGAAAACTACCAAGAATCTTGGTCGCACCCTAGGTATATCTTTATCAACCGCCGCAGTAGTCGCTTACGGCAAGGCATCCGTCAAAGCCTTTGCAGCCGATGAAGCAGCAGCTCGCCGTCTAGCCAGCGCAGTAGATAACCTGGGATTATCTTTCTCTCAAACCAGAGTAACTGATTTCATCTCCAACCTTGAAAGCTCTGCGGCTATCGCCGATGATGTTCTTCGTCCATCGTTTCAATCTTTGCTGACTGTAACTGGATCACTTACTAAGAGCCAAGAGCTTCTCAACAATGCAATCCAGATAAGCCGAGCGAGCGGCGTTGACCTAGCCACAGTCACACAGGACTTAGGCAAGGGTTATGTAGGTATCACTAGAGGGCTTATCAAATACAACACAGGGCTGACTCGCGCAGAACTACAGACTAAATCATTTAATGAAATCCTTGGCATCATGCTGGCTAAGTCAGCTGGCTCAGCAGAGGCTTATCTAACCACTACATCTTACAAGTTAGACGTATTAACAGTAGCCGCTGGTAATGCTCAGGAAACTATCGGAGCTGGTCTAGTCGATGCCTTTGCCAAGATCGCTGGCGGGTCAAGCGCTTCAGATGCGGCTAAAACTATTGACTCAATTGCTAAAGGAATCAACAGAATCACTAGCGCGGCAGCTTCAGCCGTTCAGATGTTCATGGCTCTCAAGAAAGCTTTTGACCAGGTTTCCTCATTAGGTGGATTGCTAGGCGAAGAAGGCAGACTGTTTGAACGCTTCCGCGAGCCAGCTCCAGTAGTCAACACCAATAGACAGAGTTCTCCTGCTGGATCATGGCGGCGTACTGCTCAGCAAAGAGCGGCAGAAGCAGCAGCAGCTAAGCGCAATAAGGAGCTCGTAGCCCTACAGAAGGCACAAGTCAAGGCTCAGAAGGCTCTTACAGATGAGCAGAAGAAACAAGCCTTAGCCAAGAAGCAATCAGCTTTATTTGACCTTGAGCAGATTCAGCTTATTGCTGCTCTCAAGGGAAATCTTTCTAAGGAAGAACAGGATCGTGTAAAGCTTCAACTCGCTTTGCTTACAGGTAACACCTCAGAAGCAGACAAGCTATCCCAGAAGATAGCCATGACTATTGACTCTACTGGCGCATTAGCTAGATCACTTAAAGATTTACCAGATGCTAATAACCCTTTTAAAAATTGGGATGCCTACCTGGATGGTTTGCTAGTTAAAGCTAAGCAGGTTGCAAACCTTGGTGTCGGTGGCGGCGCAGGTGGCGGTGGCGGTGGAGTTACTGTTAAAACTAACGCCGTAGATTCAGCAATACTCAACACAATTGGTTCAGTCGATGCCAGCACTAAAACTGCTGCAGAAGCAGCCCGCCTTTACGGTGGGATGGGTTCATCTCAGCCTGTTATCAAAGTCCTTATTGATGGTAAAGAAATTGCTTCAGCGGTGCAGAATCAAGGACTAAACGGCAATAATCCAATCGTGAATAGGTTACTTGGCGGGTTCCAATGAGCCTACCAGCCAATATAGCCGTCAGTTTTGATTTCAGTTCTTCAGCCCAGTTCGGCTACCCCTTCACGATCGGTGATGATAAGTACGGCATAATTGGTGTTTCACAATTAGCAAGCTCAGCTATTCCTTTACCAATCGTTGACTTAACCCCTAATGTACGTAATATAACCATTACTAGAGGGCGAAACGTTTTAAGCGATCAGTATGTTGCGGGCGATGCAGTCGTACGAGTTCTTGACCCAGACGGTGCATGGAACCCACAGAACACCTCAAGCCCTTATTACCCTTATCTAGTACCGCTCCGTAAGCTTCGAGTATCAGCTACAACCGCAACTAAAGATGCTTTCTTATTTTCTGGTTATACAACAGAATACCGTTACACATTTCCTACAGGTCAGGAAGTGGGATTTGTCGATATTTACTGTAGTGATGCTTTTAAGCTATTTAACTTAGCTCAGGTAGAAACTGTGGCAGACTCAGGAGCAGGGCAAAGCACAGGCACTCGTATCGGCAAGATACTAGATCAGATTGGCTTCCCTTCCAATATGAGAACGCTAAGCTCAGGCGAAAGCCTATGCCAAGCCGACCCAGGAACTCTACGAACCGCTTTAGGAGCCTTGAAGAATTGTGAATTCTCAGAGGGTATAGGTGCCTTCTATATCGATGGCTCAGGCACGGCGGTATTTAAATCTCGTAATCAAGTAGTTTCATCTATCTCTGGCACCCCTATTGAATTTAATCAAACTACAGGCATACCGTATAAAAATCTCGTATATGCGTTTAACGATCAGCTGATTATTAATCAAGCCAATATCACCCGAGTAGGCGGCACGGCTCAATTTGCTCAAAACGCCACCAGCGTTGAACGCTATTTCCCTCACCAGTATTCAGTGCAGGATTTAGTGGTGGATACAGATGCCAGCGCCCTCAATATCGCTAGAACCTACGTAGCCACTAGAGCTGAAACGACCATCCGCATCGATGCTATGACGGTTGACTTGCTAGATCCTGCAGTACCGACCGACACGATGATTGCTTTAGACTATTTTCAAAATCTGAAAATTACCAACGTAGCTAGTGATGGCTCAACCATCGTAAAGACTCTCCAGGTGCAGGGCTTAACATGGCAGATTAGCCCTAACGCTATGGATGTAACCGTTACAACACTCGAACCCATAACCGATGGATTCGTGATAGGAAGCGCAGAACGCGGTATAATTGGCGTTAGCGCGATGACTTACTAGGAGAATAATCAGATGGCAACAGGCTTCCCAGCAGTAACAGGCGATATTTTAACCGCCGCTGCATATAACGGACTCGTTAATTTTACTATTGGCGCAGACAATACATCAGACTATACCGCCGTTCTAACTGACCAGTACCAAGTCCTAGAAGTCATGAACAAGGCAACCGCTATTGCCTTTAAGATTCCTACGAATGCATCAGTAGCTTTCCCAGTCGGTACAGTTATTACAGTCCTTAACAAAGGCGCAGGAGTCTGCACAATCAGCGCAGTCACACCAGGTACAACCACAGTGCTTTCAGCTGGTGCAGTAGCGGCATCTCCTACTCTTGGACAATACAAGTCAGCCGCCTGTATCAAAACAGGCACAGACACATGGTATGTGGTGGGCGCGATTGCTTAACAATATTGCAGGATTTCTGGGCGGGGCAATCCCGATTACAGGAGATTATGAATCTATAGCCACGGCAATTGGAACGGGATCTAGTGGCACTATTACTTTCGGTTCAATTCCGTCTACATATAAGCATTTACAAATTCGCTCAATTCAACGAGTGGCTTCAGGTAATGCTTATATAAAAGTGCAGTTTAATAACGATACAAATTCTAATTACACTTATCATTAAATATTCGGTTTAGGTTCTGGGAGTGCATCCGCAGATGGCGGAACTGGTCAAACTGGTGCGGCAGCTATTACGGTGACTGCTGGTTCTTTGGCTGCCAACATCTATGCAGTTTCTGTAATCGATATTCTTGATTATGCTAATACAAGCAAAAATAAAACTATTAGAGCGTTAGATGGTATGGATGCCAATGGTAGTGGTCAGGTAATTCTTAACTCTGGTTTGTGGATCAATACCGCAGCAATCACATCAGTAACATTACAAGCTTCTGCATCTTCGTTTACTACGGCTTCACATTTTGCACTTTATGGAATTAAGGGATAATTATGACTGTTACCTATGAGGCTATATCCAGCACCACTCTTGGCTCAGCTCAAAGCGTAGTTACTATTGGTTCAGGTGGAACCATTCCGCAAACATATACAGATCTATTCCTGGTGTATGCTCCATTTGGTAGCACAAACACAGTTACTCACTCTATGAGAGTTAATGGCGATACTGCCAACAATTACTCTTTAACTGGTATGCGCGGAGATGGCAGTTCTGCCACGTCTTATAGAGCAAGTAATGCGACCTCATGGACTATGTATCCTAACGATTACGATAATACAACAGTTGCTGGAGTCTTTACCGTTAACTTTCAGAATTACACAAACACCACGACATTTAAGACTATTTTGTGGCGAGCTGGTTTATCAGCTGGCGGTCAAGGAGTATCAGCTCAGGTCGGGTTATGGCGTAAAACTCCAGAAGCCATCACATCAATTACATTAACGAGTACAGGTAACTTTGGCGCTGGCTCAACCTTTTCACTCTATGGAATAAAGGCGGAGTAATGGCAACCTTTGAGAAAATAGCATTTACTGAGGTTGGCTCTGGTGGAGCAGCTAACATTACTTTTAATACTATTCTGGCTAACTGGACTGATTTATGCGTAAAGGTATCTGCACGATCAACAGGAGCAGCTGATTGGATAGGTATTCAGTACAACGGAACAACTGCCAATTATAGCCAACGCCATTTACAAGGTGCGGGTTCAGGAAGTGGCGTATCTTTTACAACATCCACCCCTGATTTTGCTTTGATAAATAATCAATCAGGTTCTACTGCTAATACTTTTGCATCTGGTGAGATTTACATTCCTAATTATGCAGGAAGCACGAATAAATCTATTAGCGCCGATACTACAGGTGAAGCAAATACGACTGTAGCTTATGCTCAAATATCAGCTGAATTATGGTCTAATACCTCGGCAATCACATCTATTACTATTTACAGTAATGTCGGCAATCTTGCACAATACACAACCGCAACCCTCTACGGAATAAAGAAGGCATAAAATGGCAGATACAAAGATAATCGTAAACTGTGAAACAGGCGAAGTCACAGTAGTAGAGCTTACCGCTGAGGAAGTAGCACAACGCGAAGCTGACCGTACCGCCTACGAAGCACAGAAGGCTGAGGAAGCTACCAACGCAGCACTACGCGCAGAGCAGAAGGCTGGCTTACTTGCTCGTCTAGGCATTACCGCAGAAGAAGCAGAGCTACTACTGGGATGAAACCAGTATTATGCAAAGCAGGGCAACAGTTAAGGGAACAATTCGATGACTCCTTCCCTAATAGAGATCGCAGTTCCGATGGATGGATTGGCGACACACGCCATTCAACGCGTCCTAGCGATCACAATCCTGATGCAAAAACAGGGGTGGTTAGGGCAATCGATGTGGATAGAGATGTGTCTGGTTCAGCCAAGCCCGACCTCATGCCCGATATTGCTGACCAGATTCGACTCGCGGCTAAGGCAGGAGATAAGCGAATCGCCTACGTTATCTTCGAAGGAAGGATTGCAAGCTCTCGCATGGGGTGGCGCTGGCGCAAGTATTCTGGAAGCAATCCGCATAACAAGCACTGCCATATTAGTTTCACTACAAAGGGCGACACAGATTCTTCATTCTTTAATATCCCGATGTTAGGAGCAGAATAAATGGAAGCAGTAATCATAGGAGCACTTGGACTTATGGCTATCCCTGCCATCCGTGCGGCTATTAAGTCATACCGATCTAAGAAAGCATTAGCTGATGTGGCGGTCGATGCCATCGAGGCTGCCGTTGATGCTATCGATAACAAAAAGTGAACCTTCAGGATTACGCTGCTATTGCGGTAGCGATAGTGACGGTTCTGGGTGGTGTTGCTGCTCTCCTGAGATTCGTGATTCTTCACTATTTGGCGGAGCTGAAGCCGAATAGCGGTAGCTCTATAAAAGACCAGGTAAATAGATTGGAAACACGCGTAGACAAAATCTACGAATTGCTGCTATCTAAGGGAGAATAAAGCTATGGCAAGGAAGCGACCAGTAATAGATTTAGATACTTACTCTGCGTTAGATGCTTATGCGATAGCGTTGAATGAATACTATAAAAGCCTAAGAAAAGCAGGGTTTACAGAAACTCATGCATTCTGGCTTCTATCAGATCGTGAATCCTTTCCTGATTGGATTATCCCTAACTTACCCAATCGCATCGATAATATTCCCTATGAGGACGATGAGGACGAATGAAGAAAATCCTGGTAATTCCAGATTTACAGATTCCCCTGCATGATGAGCACGTAGTAAGAAATGTAATTAAATTTGCCAAATCCTTTAAGGCTGACCAGACCGTGACCCTGGGTGACGAGATGGATATGACTGAGCTTGGGCGTTGGAGTGAGGGCAAGGCTGAATGGTTTGCCCAGACATTAGACGATAACCGTAACCTGACTGTCGACATTTTATGGGATCTAGGCGTTACAGACGTAATCCGTAGCAACCACACGGACAGACTCTATAACCAGATTAGCTCCAAGATTCCAGCACTAGGCTCTTTGCCCGAGCTTCGTTTTGAAAAGTTTCTTAAGTTTGATGAACTAGGCATTAAGTTCCACCGTGACGAGATGAACATAGCCCCAGGTTGGGTGGCAGTTCACGGCGATCATACCCCTATCAAGCCACAAGGGGGCTTATCAGCCCTTGAGGGGGCTCGTAGGCGGGGTAAGAACGTTATCTCGGGTCATACTCACAGAGCAGGGCGTTCGAGCTTCACAGAGGCTTCTGGGGGGCGTATAGGGCGTGTGCTACAAGGAATAGAATGTGGGCATATTATGGCTCCGCATAAAGCAAGTTACACCCATGGGGTTATGAATTGGCAGCAAGCCTTTGCCATTATGTATGTTCAAGATAAGAATGTTCAAGTGGATCTGATACATATCGAAAAGGATGGCACATTTATCGTGTCTGGAAAGCGTTATGGCAGACCAAGGAATCGCTAATCCTTATTTTGAAGATGAAGATGTGTCTACAATCGTTATCAAATCGTTATCTAAATATCGTGGACAAGACACGCCCCTAGGGTAAATTAGCCCATGTAGCCGAGATACGGTCTACGGAAAGGGCAATATGACTATAGGTGAAATCATTACCTTCGTTCTACTCGTTTTATCTTTTGCTATGGGTCGCTACTCTGGCTACCACGATGGCTATGTCAAGGGTCGAAAGGCAGTCCGCAAGTATTACGAAAGCTTGCAGCAGGTCGGGCGATGAAAGCGAATGAACTCCTACTCACGGTCACAGACGTTATTGGTCAGCGAGGATCTGTCTACGGTCACCCTAAAATTAATCAGGGTCGAATCGCATCGCGACTTACACAACTATTCGAGATTGAAATTACAGATTACGATGCGTGTTTGGCGATGGTCGAAATCAAGCTATCCAGAATCCAGGAAACCAAGAATCACATCGACTCATATTTAGATGCTATCGCTTACCTGGCTTTAGCCTGTGAGCTAGTTACAGAAGAGGACGAATTATATGTTTAAGTGGGATGAATTAGAGGCATTAAAAGAAGCGGCTTTAGCCCGAGATGCTTACCAAGAAGTGATCGTCTACCAGAATGAGCAGATTCTACGAGAGCTCAAATCAATGGGCTGGAAG